CTCTGATAAAAAGAAATCTAAGTTTATTGGTTCTCAATATTTTGAACTACTATTATTTTTACTCCCTATCGATCAAGTTTGAATTTAAGAAATACTGGGAACCTTAATGAAAATTTTCCTGATATATCTGAAGAAATTTCTTGGAATTTAATCTCGGCTAAACGTCCAACAAGGATATCTTTATTTAACCAAAATTCTTTTCTTTGATCATCTGTAAAACCGGTTCCAACTTCTGTCTCAATATATTTACCATTAATAGTACCATTACAAACTAAAGCACCAAGCATTCCTTCATATTTCCCAGATCCTTCAATCATTCCTACAACAGTTAAATCCGTTTCATTAAAAAACTTAAATTTAAGCAAACTATTACTGCGCTTAAATTCATAAGCGATTTTGGGATGTCTTAACATTATACCTTCATAGCCATTATTTACATATATTTTGGCTATATCTAGGATCTTCTGAGGATCATTTTGAATCTTCTGAGCTAAAATATAGTTTAAATTAGGATATCGGTGTTTTTCAGCCAAATCAATCAATTTAAATTGCATATCTTCAGTAACTTTGTACTTATCTCCACCTACAGCAAAAATATTATATTTAATTTGATTTTTATTTTCCTGAGTATAATTTACATTTGAAATAACAGTACCTTGAATGTCACTGAATTCCATTTTTTCAGCAAATAATTCACCATCAAGAAATTCAATAGTGTCATCTGAATCAATAATCTTTTTAATATCTTCCAAAATATGCTCCAAACCAGTAAATTCTCTTCCAGTTCTAGACCATAAGACATTAGGAGTATTCTTTGTCCAAAATGCTCGAATACCATCTAGTTTAGGTGTAGCGAAGAAAAAATCAACTTTATAATTCTTTTTACTATTATACTTATTAGCTAACTGAATCTTGAATTCTTGAATAAAATTCTTTCCAAGCGCTCTATTAATTAAACTAACCCCAATATTACAACGCAAATCTCGATCAAAAATCATTTTAATTATTTTCTGAGAATCCTCATTGAATTTAGATATAACCTCTTCAGCTAAAGTCCTTGCTGTGTTTCCTGTAACCATTCTACAAGATAATGCATCAAAAAGATTTTTGACTACATGCCAATTTTCATTAATATCGTCAAATCCTAATGTATTAATATCCACATCTCGTAGATAAAAATTTAAATTAGGATCATAGGTTAACCTTAGAATTTCAGTAAAAATAACATTATCTTTGTTTCGTTTGATAATTTCAACCTTTTTGTTGATACTTGAAGTATTTTGTATTTCATTAATAATATCAATAATATTCATCTAAATTAATTCCTCAATCTTAATATTCAATCAAAGTGCAATTGGTACTCCTCATAACTAAAACCACAAACTTTTACGAAACATATTATAATAAACTTATTATATCTTTAAGTAAATCATCAACTCTTTTAGATGAAGTGATAACTTTATTTGAACTACTAATATCATCAAGAGATTTTTCAAAATTACTCTTTGATTTTGATGAGGTCTCATTTGATTGTGTTAAAGATCCAGTAGAACCTTGTAGGCTATCAACATAAAGCTGAATACCTTCTTTAAGGAACTTAACTGCAGCATCTGAAAAATGTTGTTTAAGATGTTTTTCTAAATCTTCATCTCCAGCTGCGTATTTATTTGAAATTTCATAGATCTTTCCTACCATTTCATTTTCATATTCTTGAGCTGTAATTTCACCACTCTTAAATTTTAATGCATAATCTTTACCAATAGTAAGAAGCTCATTAGTACACTTATTAATTGCTTTCATCAAACTAAAAAATCCAGCCATATTTACACCCCATTTGACTTACTTGTTTATTATTAGGCCAAGTTAGCCCACTATTAATTTTATTATTTAAATATTAATTAAATCAACTCTACCTTCCACTTTTCATTCGAATCATACCACCACAAACGAACCTTATTAAAATACATCTTTAACAATCCAGTACAGATCGGACATGGGTGAGAATTTAGAAGCCGCTTAGTCCCACGAATAACAATAATATCAGTTACATCATTAATGGAATCAGTCTTGAGAAGTTTCATAACAAGATCTGCTTCAGCATGAATAGTCATTATCATCTTATCATGGTAAAGTCTCTTAGTGAATGTATGGGTCTTCTGCTTATTCTTACCAAATCCAATCAACTTAGATCCATCAAAGGCAAATGCAACACAACGAAAACAACCAGGGAATTGGCGATCATTTAACTTATTATACACCAATCCCATCCTTAAAACCTCTTCAAGGATGGCCGGTATAGCTCCCTTAAACTTATGTCCTACCTTTATCACCGTCGACGAACCAGAGGAATCCAAGGAATCCATAAGTCTCATCACTTCTTTCCTTAAGTATGTGTTCGTATTATAATATACGCCAAACAGTTTGTAAATACCAATTTGATTAAATTATACCCATACAATTCTATATGATAAATTATTTTAAATAGACCGACTAATCTGAACTAATTTAAAAACAAAAAATAAAGGGAGCCTAAAGCTCCCCTTATTTTTAAAGGAAATGTGAACTATCCCACCTATAGAGGTGGCAACTTCGTGATCAATACTCCGATAGGAGTATTATTACTCACGCTCAAAGGTTTGTTCCATTTCCAATTTTACCATACATATGGCTAATTTTAACGGTTTGGTTTTCGCTGCTTTTTATAATAAACTATCCCACTTATCTTTTCTTACCACCTTCTTTACGCGTTAAAAGCCTCTCTATTACTATATGAATCTTCATCTTGTAGTTCGGACTGACAAAATAGTTTAATCATTGAAAAACAGGTTACATATGATTGTATAATTTCTGCTAATTCTTCAATACTTGAAATTGATAATGGCAACTTAAATTTAATTTCTTTACCTGTTGCATCTGTTGATTGAAAATAGAATGAAGCAAATTTAACTTTAAGTTGGTCATCATCTTGTGGATTCCAAACTACATTCACTCTCTTATTATATTGTGTACTATTTCTAAATATTTCAACTGTATCAGTTATAGATTTTCTCTTTGCAAATGAGATTAATTTTAAACAGTCTGCAAAATTTAATGAAACTACAATTTGCTGATTGTAATCAAATATTTTTGTTCCTTTTGGAATTTGGCCACCCTTTACTCCTTCTGGTAATACTCCCGGTGTCAATGATGGAGAAGCTATAATTGATAAATTTCCTGCACGATTAATCTTGAATTGTAACTTTGCATACTTAGGAAAAACCATTTCATAAAGATCGATACCATACTTCATTTATTATCACTCACATCCCAATAAGATTTCCGGATAAGTTTTCCGGTTGTTATCTATTAACTTACATATTTTTAGGAAACTACCGACACTCTAACACCATTTTGAGAAATATTTCTAAATTCAAATTTAGTATATACACCAAAACATTTAATATTATTAGTTAAATCATTTTCATATGTTTTAATTGAATTTTTAATATTATCTAAATCTTCATCATCAGAAATATAATTATCAGAATAACCAGTTATATTTGAATTCATTAAAATCATCGGGTGATGTTCAAAATTTTTATTTATTTGATCTGATATTGAATTTTTAAAGTATTCTAAAAACTTAGATCCATTTGCTGCAGATTTAACTTCATTTAATGCCACCCTAAGAGCATTAATACATTCAATTACTTTAGATTCAGAATTCTTATTAATAGGTGGACATGTTTCTATAGTTGCACTTCCATCATCATTAATTTGTATGGCTAAATTTCCGGATTTATCTTTTTTAACTGGATATATTTTATTTTGTTTTATCAATTTAATGTATTCAAATTCATTTTCATATATACTATTAACTAATAAATCAAATATATCAAAAACCTGTTGAGTTGCATTAATATTAGATGTACTAAATTCACCAGAATTTAATTTGTCTAATAATGTTACATTGCTATTTTTATCAGTTTTACTCATAAATAAAGTTTTTAATGTATTTAATAAAGGTTGATTTTGATATTCTTTAGGTAATTTGTTTTTTGCTGAAATTGACATATTCTCAAAAATAGCAAATTCTTCTTTACTTAAAGATAATATATTATTTATAGCTGTATATAATTTAACTAGTTTACGATAAGCTTCAAATTCTGTAACAGATCCTTCAACGCCTAGACGTATATGAGAGTTTATACTTGGATAATATTTTACTTCATAATGTTTAGATCCGGCTGATATATCATAAGAAACATTGCCACCAGAAGTTTTAGCATCGTCAAATACAAATTCAATAAAGAATTCACCTTGACCATATCCTTTTGGCGCTAGTGCTGCTATTTTTGTTATTAAAGGTCTATTAATTGAAGATAATTCTCTCCAAGCTAAATTTAATTTATCTTTAATTTCATTTAAACTTAAATTTTCCATGTTTCCATATTTTCCGGAAACATGTTTAATTAATTTTACAATTTCTTTTTCTTCTCCTTTTATATAACTATTAATAACATGGAATCTTTGAATATCTTTAGATTTAGTTAATTCGTCATATTTATTTTTTATATCAGTTATTTGATCAAAAGCTACCCTTTTTAATTCATTTATAGTTTTAATTATTGGGCTTTCAGGAGGTAAGATTTTATTAGCAATCTCTTTAATTTTTCTTTTATCTAAAGCTGATGGTATATTTTTCTTATCAATGATAGATAATAATTCTTTAAGTTTTGCATTTGCTTTATTTAATTCAGATAGTTTTTCCTTATAAGAATCTTTATCTTCTGATAATTCAATATATTTTATTGCGCTATCTAAAAGTTTAGAGAACTGTTCATTTTTTTCTTTCTCTGATAATTCTTTCTCACTATATAATCTCTTTGCTTTGTTAAAAATTTTACTTTTATTATCTGTCATTATAGGTATATTTGGTACTTTGGTTATTATATTAGTTTCCTTTTTAGGTTTTTTTCGTAAATCTTTTTTTATAATATTATAAATTTTTTCAACTGGCATTATATATTACTCCTTATTATTAATATGATCTTTATCATATTCTATACCAGATTCTTTAACAATTTTCAAAAGTAAATCACGGTCCAATTCAAATGAGTCTCCAACCTTTTTTAACTTAAAAGCTGTATCCTTAAATTTAGAACGGAAATCTGTATTAAAACCGGAAACATCCCTATTATTGAAAACTATCCAAAATTCATCAATATATTTAAATTTACCGGTAAGAATGGCTTCTGGAATTGATTTCATTATTTTATTATGCGTTTCAATTAAATATTCTTCAGATTCTACCCTTTCTCGATTACGATTTCTTTCTTTAGCAATATCAATATTTGTTATAACCCAGACTATACTTACTTTATATCCTAACGATTTAAATAATTCAGCTGATTTTATTATCTCTTGAGTTCTATTACCAGTTGTATCTATAATAAAATTTTGCAAACCTTTACCTGAACTTCTTAGGAAGTTTTTTAGCTTATGTGTAAAAAATTGTTTTTGATTAGTAACCAAATGATGTAACTTTTCCATATCTTTTGAATTTCTTGGATCAGGGATCTTACCACCAAAATATGATAATAAATCGGCTCTAGTTTTATCGTCAACACCCGGATCAGTAAATATTTTTTTAAGCCATTTAATATAGGATAATTTTATATCATCAATATCAATAATCTTTGCATCAATAAGTAATTGTTGTTTTATAACCCAACTTTTTCCAGAACCTGGTCCACCGGCAGTAAAAATTGCCCAACCTTTAGATGGAAATTGTTTGTTGTCAAATGTTACCGCACTATTTTCTTCAATTACATTTATTGATGCAAATATAATATTAGATATTCGATTAACTAAACAACTCAAAACAAACCACTCCAATTTATTGCTAAATCAAATTATACCCCACCAAAATATTGTTATATATGAATAGATGATCTTTTGGTAAAGCTTTATATATTTCTTTACAAAGATCTTGAAATTCTCGTAAAGCCCGATTGTTTAGTCTTAATGAAAAAATATGCCGCAATTCTCTAGCGTTAACAGTAAGCATTAATTTAGTACATAATGACTCTTGAATATAATATTTTAGAATATCATTTGGTAAGCCAGATTTTGCAGCAATAATCAACAATTCATTAAGTTTTTCAGATACATCATTTAATTGCATAATCAAATCAATATGATTTTCATTCAATTGAAACTTACTTAAATCCACTTCAGCTTTATCAAACTTATCAATAAACTTCTTTAAAGCCCATCGTGTAGACTTCACACTCAAAGAAATATGACGATGTCTCGCTAGTTCTTGTAAAAGGGCCCTACTCACATCAGAAATACGAATATTGTAATAGATGTGCTCAATTACACTTTCATGGCCAGATTTTATAAGTTTACTGATAAATTCTACTATATCATACTGATTAATTCTTTCTTCTGAATCTGTACAAATTAAACCTGCCTCAAGTGCCACTTCTAACGGAGTATAATTAATAATTTCAGCCTTCATTCTTAATTTGGGGCGTAAAACTCCCGTCCTTTTAAGTCAGGGATGAAACGCCTTTCCTCCTTTTCTTTTTAATTTAAATTTTATTGACCTATCAATTCCATTATTTCTTGATCTGGCTCATTTTTATCTACATAATATGCTTGAATACGACCAGCAATTAATAAGCTAGCTAAATCTTTATACTCAAGCATAATCAGTCCTTCATTAGCATCAACAATTGTTACTGCACTATCAATAGGTTTTACTTTATATAATACGGATAGGAACAATGTATCATTATCAGTAGTTGAAATGTTTGAATTAATTAACATTGCACCTTTATATATTTTGAAATCTTGTTCTTTAAATTCAAAATCCCTTTTTACTATGTAATAGCAACTATTTTGTTTTGTCTTAAATTGTAATGTTGTTATTAACCTTTTAAAATTCAAATTTAATCATCTCGCTGTTCCTTATGGTAAATATTCAATATAACTGAATAACATAGATCACGATGAATATCAGTTGAACCAATCTTAAATCGATATAATTTATCTTCATATGGCAATTTTATTTCAATTAAATCATCTTCTTTTGGATGATCATCCAAAATCATCATACCATTTAACGTAGTATCAGGTTCTATAGATAAACCATATGATTGAAGAACTGAATTAAATCGATTGTATTCAATATAAATATGAGTATCAATTATATCATAAAGGTCTTCATCTTTATCAAATATTACCGGAGAATCTTGATATAATGGATCTAATACAGTAGTAATACCTTTCCATCTCTTTAATTGACATGGAAATCCATATAATTGAATAATCTCATTCGTCATTAAACGAAGAACATCTTTATCTTCTTGATTATGAAATATATCTAAAAAGTTTATTTTCGGAGAACTCATTAAATCACCATATTAAACCAGTCTCGATCTTTATCGGCTTTCATCATTGCGTACATATTCACAAGATCTTTAAAATAAACATATGTTCTTTTCATAATAGATTTACCTTCAGGAGTTTTTCCAACAACTTTCATCCAAGAAAGCCAATAGGTACCACTATTTCCAAGATCTACATGCATATACGCTTGATTTGGAAATCTATTGGATTGATACAAACCAACCCGATTGAATGTCTTGACAGCTAAATTAAACATTTCAACGGCATTAAGTCGGTTAAACATTTCAAAATCAACGGCTTTTCCATATATATGTAGACTAGAAGACGCTCCACCTTCATGTTGATTCCAGTACGGACAACGATACCCACTAGTTATTTGAATAGGATTGTTTCCTGCCCTACTACGAAATTGTTCCAACTGATTGACTAAACTTTGATCAATTAAAACAATTCCACAATGTCTACATGCAAATTCTTTAGCCACAAAATTTGCAGACAATCTTTTCGTTTTTATAATATTCGGATCAGTAATTTTAATCATAGTCATTTTATTATAAATCCAATTTTTAACTTTCTCCTCAACTTCCTTTATTCGATAAAAAAAGGATTCTTAGATTCACCTACTTCTATTGGATATATAACAAGGTTATTAGCATATATAGTTTCCATTGGTGAAGTAAATTCAATTTCATAGAATATCTGTGTCTTATCCTCTAAATCTAAACTATTTACAAAATCAACAGATAGCATTCCATTTAAAGCAACTAATAAATCTGAAGGTCTTATATCATCAATAGATATAGGTATACCACTGGCATAGAGAAATGTTTGTCCAGGATAGAAAATTAGAAAATCGCTTTGAAGTCCAACACCTGAAACTTTCATTAAATATCCTCGTTGACTTGTTAATTCTATCATATTTTTAATTGTCCCGGGCAATTCTTTACCTTGAGGACCAAAACCGGCTATTTTAAAATCTGATGTTAATTTCTTAGATAAGAACGCCTGATATATTTGAGAAGCTGATATCGGACCATGGGATGAATACAATTCAGCATTACCATTAATAATAAATTTTTGACCCACAATAATTCCTCCTATATATATCTATCTAAATTAATTTTATTTTTAATGATGATTTCGTATTCATGAATGTATTGAATACGCCAGTATTATTAGATGTAACTGCATTAGGCAACTTCCAATTCAGTGCGGAATAAAAAGCTGATACCGGCTTTAATATTAAACGATCTAACATTTTATCATAATCTACTTCAATTTTATCTTCTATATACATCCAATATTTATCTTGATCAGGTACAGAAATTACATATTCACCATCCATATTCAATTTAAGATTATCTTTCCATCTTTTAATATATATATACTTAACTTTACCGGTGTTGATTTTATCAAAATCAGATTGAGCAAAATATGAATTCCATATTTTTGCTCCACGAATATGAATTGGCAAATTTTTATATGATTCAATGTCATTTACTGAAATAGGTAAAGCAATATCCTTAAGCTTATAAACGTTTTTCAATTTATTACATTCTTCAATTAGAATTTTATCAATTTCCTCTTTTGATTTAAAATCTAATATATTATTTAACACATTTTCTAGAAACGGCTTCAACGCTTTAGGTGTACTAGATCTTTTTAGTGAAATTCCTTTGGGAATAAGTTTTTCATAAGGAATTCCTTCTTTAAAGACTATATGAATAGCATAACATTTTTTTGCTATAAAAATACCCGAATTAGCTAACCACTCATTTTTTAAAGACAAAAATGTATTAGATTTATTTGCATTAGTTTTATAAAACATATTTTTACACATTGAATATATTGATGTATTTACATGATCTATACATATCCTCGAATATTCTGATATTTCTTTTAAAATTTCAGGATCTTTAGTAGATGTTGGATGATTTACAATATCTTGTAATGTAAATATGATTGAATCAGTATCATTTGTTATAACAAAATCTTTATCTTTAGTATTAGCCAATTCATTTAGATACTTATTCACTACATGAGTACAAGATCGTATAAGTAATTGACCTGTAGTTGTAATTCCCTCTGAGATTTTAATATTAAATAAACGAAATTTTTCATTTGCGGTAACACCGTAAACCGCATTGTTTATTAACTTAACAGCGGTTTGATATGTATCATACACATTATACATTGCAATATTGCCTTGTTCCAAATAATCTAACATGATTTTTTTATACTTTTTACGAGAATCCATAATATCTGAAATAACTTTAGATATAATTGCATTACTTTTATTTTGATCAACAACTATACCATTTGGTAAAAAACAATAATTATTTTTCTTTAGCCAATTGACAAATTCTGATAGACTATTAAAAGTTTCAGGATGATTTAAATCCTCATATAATTTAAAATATTTGGTATTTATAATTAAATTATTACCTAACTCCTTAAAATTAACATTGTTTAAAGAATCTATTTTTTCTACTAAATCTAAATCATATTCGAGGTATTTTGGTAGGATTTCATCAAAAGCATATTTAAGATCAGTCAACTTAAATTCTTTAGCAATAAGATATAATACAATCCATTGATAATTATCAACTGTACATACCAATGTTTCATTAGATAAATTAAAGGTTTTAACTATACTTGGATATAGAGAAGAGAAATCACCATCTGCCACCCATTTAAATAAACCACGTATAGGTGCCTTAACATATGCACCTAAATATTTTTCTTTATTAATATGTTTTGGTTTAGAAGGTAAAACATAATTCCAGCCATTATTTCTTCTTCTAACGGCCTCCATAATAAACATATTATCTATTGTTATAGTTTCAAAAAATATATCTTGAAAATTTGTCTTTACAATATTTCGAATAGTTACTGCTAGATTTATAAGCATAAGTTTATTTTCTAAAAGTGTAAGCAGTCTAACATCTTGAATATTGTACTTACAAAAATTTATAAAATTGTTAGTATACATATAAGATGGGTCGTTATTATCACCTTCTTCTATCAATTTAGTTTCACCCAATTCTTCTTCAGCTATAATATTAAGAGCATATGATGGTTTCTCAGTTTCAGAATTTTTCTTATATAAAGCCATTAGATCTATAACATCAATACCAGGAATAAGTGTATCAACATTAATATCACTACCAGTTTCTAGAGCATATTTTATTTTTGTACTATATCTATTAAATGGCGATATAGATTTTAAACCTTCTATACCAAAATAATCATATATTTTTCTAGTAATATATGGTATATCAAATTTTGAGTTCCAAGCTGTAATAATATCAGGACAATTTAGTTTTATAAATTTCATAAATGAAGATAATAAAGCTTTGGGTGTTGTAAATAGTTTAACTACAACTTTACCATATTCACTAGTTTCAGCTATAATCTGATTTTCTAAAGTACACAAATCCTCAGAATTATTATTTGGAACTAAAAACCATGAATAATATACTTCGGTATAACTATCAAATATTGTTATAGCATTAATATCAGATACATTATGATTAAAACTTGGTACTTTACCATCTTTAACCCAAGTCTCAATATCAAGAAAAAATATTCTAGGTTTAATATGTGATGGGAATTCTACATCATAAAACGTATCACAAACAAAACGCTGTTCTGGAGATATATCAGCTTCACCAGTTATATATCTAGTAGTAGAATATAGATTATACGCATCATAAGGATCCATGTACACCTTTATTAGCGGTGCATTAGTGGTTAAAAGCATATACATTTCATCAACATTACCATATCTTCTATAATCAGGTGAAATAAATATATAATGATCAAAAGGAATTTCGGTGCGGTTTAGTTTATGTGAATTTTTAGTACGATAGAACATCTCAATACATTTCGTCTCTGAATTGTATTTGAATTTGGTTGGCAAAAAATTAATTTTTTTCATACTATATATAACACCTCTTATAAGATATGTATCATCTTAGAGTATTATACCACACCATTCCAAATAAGTAAACTGGCAGAATCTCTGCCAGTTTACGTCATAGTATATTATATTTAAGTGAACTACCCCACCTATAAAGATGGGAGCTTCGTGGTCAAGGCAACTTTTGTTGCCAGGTTATCCACGCTCAAAGGGCCATTCCATCCCCGCATATACCAATCACATGGCTAATTAGCTTGGTTTTCGCTATATTAATTTTAGCATTTTTTATATATTTTTGCAACATTCATCACCCACTTATAGAAGTGGGCGACTTCTGTTGATGTTCAGTTAAAGATGTAGGACATTTAGTTGAATTCAAGTAATAGATTAGTTTAGTCTTTGAACCTCTCCCACTTATAGAAGTGGGAGATTCTCGCTTCATCAGCCTCGTAACCTACTACCTCCACGAGCCTCACATCGGGTCGTTCCAACCCTAGTCATCTCCCACCTAAAGAGGTGGGAGTCTTCTTGCTTATTTACGATAAAAATTTATTCATATAATATATGTTATTCTTCTAACCAACCATATTCTAATGTACCATCTTCTAATGTTAAATAACCATCTTTAACAATTGTTGTAGGTATATCAGAAGGAATGGTTTGTGTATCTACTTTAACAATACAATTTCCTCTATAATAAACAATATCACCAGATTTAACTGGAGCTAATAATAATACTGTTGTAAAAGGAACATATTCTTCATTTTTAGATAAATAAGAACCAGGACCGGTATACCCACCTATAACATAAATCTTATTGTTAACAACAGCTGCTGTTAGATGCGAACGAGCAGCAGGCATATTCTCTTTAGTTGTCCAAGTATTTGTTACAGGATCATATTCTTCATTTTTAGAAAAAACAGAACCAACAGAACTATGAGGACCATTATGCCCACCTATAACATAAATCTTATTGTTAACAACAGCTGCTGCTCGATACCCACAAGCAGTAGGCATATCTGCTTTAGTTGTCCAAGTATTTGT